CTAGGTCGTCCCTGACCGATTCTGCTATTGCTTGAGTTGCGTCATCTTCGTTCATACCTTCGGTGTCGGGTAAATCAAAGCTGTAGTCCCCTGCTATTTCTTGCGCGGTTCCTTCTGCAAAATCACAGCAAAGCCCGACAACGTCTAGCTCGTACTCCTCTTCACAGTGCGCAAGTTCTTCTAAGTAGTCGAACAGCAATTCAAGACCGTCATAAGTGAACTGGTTGCCGCGCCCCATACGGTTAAATTCTTCGCGGAAAGTGTAAATATTTACGGTTGTTTTCATGGTTGTATCCCTTTAAGTTTGGCGCGCGCCCGTAGGCGCGCTTTAATTGTTTACAGATAATCACGGTTGAATGGTTGCACAGCTTCGGCGCCTTGCACGCCATGGGCGCGCATGGGCATAATGACTACCTGCGCGCAATTTTCGCCCGAGTGCATAATGCCGCAATCGTTACCATATTGGGCAAACTGAAATACCGCAGTGGGCTTAGTGGAATAGTAGGTTTGCAGGGCTTTGCGCGCGCGCACTAGTAAATCAGGGTTGTATAGTGCAGGCTTGATTTCACGGCTTGCGAGTGTCGCCGCATCAGGGATAACGCGCCCAATATCGGGGAATGTCCCGTCAACCGGAGTGAACACGATATCACCCAAGCGATAGGCGTTTTCGCCGATTTTGGTCAATTCTACGGTCTGCGCGCGTTTGTCTAATTTCTTGAGAGCGTCGTTCGGGATGATTAGCGCTGTCCCGAGCAACTCGCCCGTATCTTGAGTATCTGCAAGGCATACGAAAAGAAAATGTCCGTCAGTACCCGCCACTGTCGCACGTTCTTCGGTCTTAAAATTGACATATACGCCGTTTAAGTAATAACGAATGTCTTTGCTGGCGGCGCAATGAGCAGCGGCGCGTAGTGCATTTGCGTTTATGTACATGGTTCAATCCCTCAATTGAATTGACGCGCGCCGATTGACGCGCGCCGGTTTGGTAATTAATCAGGCAATTTGTTAAGGCGATCACAGCATTCGCGGTTTGCTCTTGATGCATTGGGGCCAATGTTAGGTACAGAAAAGTAAATTGTCATGATTTTTCCCTAGGTTGTTTGTGTAAGAGATTCCATTACATCATGAAAGCCAACAAGTGTCAAACATTTTATTGCATAGGTCAAATTGTCATTTTATTGTCATTTTGCTTTTCTAAAATGACAATCGGGAAAGCTAGCAACCATGCGCCTTGTGAGCGTTCATGGGTCAGATTGTCAGTAAAAAGAACAAAATTTAATAGAGTTATATATACAGGGTTAACCCTAATAAAATAGGGGTGCGCAGAATCGCAATGTTGTAGGCCAGCGATTAAAAACCGATGACAATATGACAATTTGACAATCTTGCCATTTTGGCAACTATTTAAACTCACTAAGTCTTAGTATTTAGTCCTAAGCTGGCTCTGTAAGTTTCGCGTAAGGTTCGTGTAAGTTTCGTGTAAGTTTTGTAACAAGATGTAACTGTAAGCTTCGTGTAAGTTTGGTGTAAGTTTCGTGTAAGGTTTCACACAGTAGTTTATACAGTACTGTATATCCGTACAGCTTGTAAGTTTCGCGTAAGGTTGAGAGCTCCAAGGCAAAAAGCCTGAATGCAAAAAACACCCCCCCCGGGGGCCCTGGCATACCCCATGTGTGTGTGTAGGGTTCGCAGACAATTTTTTTTTTACAGAACACAGCAAACATTTTTTTATTTTTTATTATTAGGCGCCAGTTGGAAATTAATGACAATTTGACAATTTGACCTATAATTCGCAAATGACATGGCAAACCCTTCCGTTTGAAGCAAGACAAGTCAAAGCCACCGAGTCGCGCTTGACCGCTATATATGAGGCAGCGAAACTTGGGCTAAAGGGCGACGCATTGGCGCTGACCGCTGGGCTGTTGCCCACCGAGTACCGGCGCCTGACGCAACTTGACCCTGTGGCCGAGATGGCTGAGTTAAAGGGCAGAGCGGATGGTGAAGCGCAGTTAACCCGCGTTATGCACGCCGCCGCCTTAGAAGGTGATGCTAAGATAGCACTAGAGATTCTCAAGCATCGCCACGACTGGCAAGCCGCTCAGCGGGTGCAGTTGGAAGTCACGCAACAGATCAGTATCACAGATGCGCTAGCGCAGGCCAAGCAAAGAATCGCCGAAGCGATAGATGTTGAGGCTAGAGAGGTAGATGATGCAAAAGCCTATATACAGCGCTGAAGGTGAGCAACAGCTGATGTCCACGCTGTGGTCGCCACAGATCGCGGACGACCCGCTAGCGTTTGTGTTGGCGGCGTTTCCGTGGGGGCAGCCCAACACGCCGTTGGCCAACTACTCAGGCCCACGCAAGTGGCAGCGCGACACCTTGCGCTCTATATCGCAGCATATTAAAGACAACCGTGGTTTGAGTCAGATGGATGTGCTGCGCTCAGCGGTTAGTTCTGGGCGGGGTATCGGCAAGTCGGCACTCGTGGCCTGGTTGGTACTGTGGATGCTAAGCACTAAGATCGGCGCAAGCGTGATTGTGTCAGCTAACAGTGAAGCACAGCTGCGCAGTGTGACATGGGCCGAGCTGACCAAGTGGTTGGCAATGTCAATTAACAACCACTGGTGGGAAATTAGCGCAACTAAGTTAGTGCCAGCCCAATGGGTGTGTGAGTTGGTCGAGCGCGACTTGAAAAAAGGCACGCGCTACTGGGCCGCTGAAGGCAAGCTCTGGAGTGAGGAAAACCCTGATGCGTATGCCGGCGTGCACAATCACGACGGCATGATGGTGATCTTTGACGAGGCAAGCGGCATACCTGACCCAATCTGGTCGGTGGCAGCGGGCTTCTTTACCGAGAACATACTAGATAGGTACTGGTTTGCGTTTTCCAACCCTCGGCGCAACACGGGCTACTTCTTCGAGTGCTTCCACGGCAAGCGTGACTTTTGGCGCAGCCGCACGGTTGACTCCCGTGAAGTCGAGGGTACAGACAAAGGCGTCTATGAGCAGATCATCGCAGAGTACGGCGAGGATTCGAGTCAGGCGCGCGTTGAAGTGTACGGCGAGTTCCCGTCAGCAGGCGAAGATCAGTTTATCAGCCCGCAGTTGGTGGACGACACGTTTGCAAGACCTGCGCATAAGGACGCCACCGCCCCCATCATTATTGGTGTCGACCCGGCGCGCGGCGGTATGGATTCCACTGTCATTGTGGTCAGGCAGGGTCGGGACTTGAAAGCGCTTTTGCGCTACAAGGGTGAGGACACCATGACCATCGTGGGGCGGGTGATTGACGCCATAGAGGAATATAAGCCTGCGCTGACCGTCATTGATGAGGGTGGGCTAGGCTACGGTATTCTTGACAGACTGGTTGAGCAGCGCTACAAGGTAAGGGGCGTGAACTTTGGCTCTAAGTCTAGCAAACCCATGATGTACGGCAACAAGCGCGCGCAGATGTGGGGCGACATGCGGGAGTGGCTGAAGACCGCCCATATGCCCAAGGACAGGCAACTAAAAGCTGATCTGGTTGGGCCTATGCGCAGACCGGACAGTAAAGGTACGATATACTTGGAAGGTAAGAAGGAAATGAAGTCTCGAGGCTTAGCCTCACCAGATGCGGCCGACGCTTTGGCCGTGACGTTCGCCTTCCCAGTGGCGCACCGTGAGTCGGCCACAAGGGAAAGGCGCTTTTCAAGCTACAGCGGCAATGGCGCCGCAACAAGTTGGATGGGAGCTTAACATGCCAGGTAAACCAGGGTTATACGCCAATATCAACGCCAAGCGCGATCGCATCAAAGCCGGATCAGGCGAGAAGATGCGCAGCCCAGGCGCTAAAGGCGCGCCAAGCGCCAAAGACTTCAAACAATCAGCCAAAACAGCGAAAAAAAAATGAACCTGACACCCCGCGAAGACTGTCTATTTGTGCGTCCAGACATGGAAAAACACGCGCTTTTTGCGCTTTTAAAGCAAAAACAGACTGGAACCGGTCGAATTGTGGCCAAAGGCCCCGATGCAAGTGAAACTGACGTTGGGCAACGAATATTGTTTGGTGAATTCGTCGGTCAAGAGCTACACTTCGAGGGTGAGGACTATTTAGTTATGAGGGAAGCCCATGTGCTCGGCGTTGTTGATTAGCCGTAAAAAAGCGTTAGCTAAAGGATTTGCCAAATACTTTACCGGCGAGCCTTGTAAGTACGGCCATACCGCGGAACGACGCGTTAGCAATTGGAATTGTGTAATTTGCGAAACAGAAAAAGCCCGCAAAGCATATGCTAAAGACCCTACTAATAATTTACTGTCACAAAAAAAGTGGCGGGAAAAAACGTCAGATTATCAAAAACAACGTGGTAAAGCGTATAGATCGCAAAACGTGGGTAAAGTAAAACAGTACATGCAAAATTGGCGTGAAAAAAATGCCGAAGATCAAAAGAAATATAAAAAACAGTGGGTAGAGCAAAACCGAGGCGTAAAAAATGCTTCTTTAGCGCGAAGACACGCGGCTAAATTGCAAAGAATGCCGCCTTGGTTAAACGACGATAATCATTGGTTTATTCAAGAAATTTACCGTTTAGCGGTTTTACGATCTACAATGACAGGCATTAACTGGCACGTTGATCACATCGTACCGTTGCAGGGCGAAGCTGTTTCTGGTTTGCACGTCCCTTGGAACTTGCGAGTTATACCCGCTGTAGACAACATCAGCAAGGGAAACAGATTTAATGAATAAAACAGACCTTTTGGCCACGATGCGCCACCGAATGACGGTGGCCATCGGTGCTTATAGCGAGTCTCGTGAAGCTGAGCTAGACGACTTGAAGTTTATGGCGGGCAGCCCAGACAACCAATGGCAATGGCCACAAGATGTCTTGTCCACCCGTGGCTCGGTGCAAGGCCAAACGGTAAACGCGCGACCATGCCTGACGATTAACAAGCTCCCGCAGCACGTCAAACAAGTCACCAACGACCAGCGTCAAAACCGCCCGTCTGGCAAAGTCATTCCTGCCAACGACGTGGCTGACACGGAAGTGGCTGAGATTTTTGACGGCATTGTGCGCCATATTGAGTACATGTCAGACGCCGATGTGGCCTACGACACAGCGTGTGAGAACCAAGTCACTTACGGCGAAGGCTATATCCGTATTCTGACCGAGTACTGCGACGAAGATTCGTTCGATCAAGATTTAAAGATTGGACGTATCCGCAACAGCTTTAGCGTCTACATGGATCCAATGATTCAAGACCCATGCGGCTCAGACGCTCAGTGGTGCTTTGTGACCGAAGACATTACTAAAGACGAGTACGAGCGCCTTTACCCCAAATCTATGCCTATCTCAAGTATTCAGCAGCAAGGCGTGGGCGACCAAGACATAAGCCATTGGCTTGGCGAAGACACGGTGCGTATCGCTGAGTATTTCTATTGCGAGTACGAAAAGACCGAATTGTTGCTCTTTCCAGGTGAAGTCTCAGCATTTAAAGACTCCATGGAAGCCAAACAGATGCAAGCCATGGGCTTTGAGCCTACCCGTCGCCGTAAAGTTGACCGCAAGAAGGTCATGTGGGTTAAGACCAACGGCTACGAAGTGCTTGAAGAAAACGAATGGGCAGGGCGCTGGATTCCGATTGTTCGAGTGATCGGTAACGAATTTGAAGTCGATGGGCAGATCTACATCAGTGGCATTGTGCGTAACGCCAAGGATGCTCAGCGCATGTACAACTACTGGGTAAGCCAAGAGGCCGAGATGCTTGCCTTGGCGCCCAAAGCACCATTTATCGGCTACGGTGGGCAGTTTGAAGGCTACGAGCACCAGTGGAAGACCGCTAACACGACCAATTGGCCGTATCTAGAGGTAAACCCTGATGTGACCGACGGTGCGGGTTCAGCCTTGCCCTTGCCTCAACGTGCCGCCCCACCACTGCCCCAAACGGGATTGATTCAGGCCAAATTAGGGGCTTCTGACGACATTAAAGCGACCACTGGGCAATATGACTCAAGCCTTGGGCAGACGTCTAATGAGCGCTCAGGACGGGCTATTTTGGCTCGTGAGCGCCAAGCAGACACGGGGACGTACCATTACGTGGACAATTTGGCCCGTGCGGTGCGCTACGTGACCCGTCAGCTGGTCGATATGATCCCTAAGATCTACGACACCCGCCGTATTGCCCGCATCATTGGGGTAGATGGTGAGACCGGCATGGCTCAGATTGACCCCAATCAGGCTGAACCAGTGCGTAAGATTGTGGATGAAACCGGTATTGTAATTGAAAAGATTTACAACCCAAGCGTCGGTAAGTATGACGTGGTGGTGACCACAGGCCCAAGCTACATGACCAAGCGTCAGGAAGCCATGGACGCCATGAGTCAGATTCTGCAAGGCAACCCAAACTTGTGGGCAGTTGCTGGCGACTTGTTTGTTAAGAACATGGATTGGCCAGGTGCTGAGGAAATGGCTGAGCGTCTGCGCAAGACCATCGACCCAGCAGTCTTGGCCGATCAGGACAACGATCCAGCCCTGCAAGCGGCTCAGCAACAGATGGAAGCCATGGGCCAAGAAATGGAGCAGATGTACCAGATGCTTCAGAATGTTAGCCAGTCAATGGAATCCCAGAAATTGCGTATTGACGAGTACAATGCGGAAACCAAGCGGATTTCAGCGGTTTCAGCAGGCATGAACCCTGAGCAGGTGCAAGAAGTCGTGATGCAAACGCTTCGTGATGTGATGACCGCCGGTGATATGGTATCCGCACAACAAGCCCCTGAAATGCCTATAACGCCTGAGCAAATGCAAGAAATGCAACAAATGCAACAAATGCAACAAATGCAAGAAATGCAACCGACGCCTGAGCAAATGCCACAACAAGGACAAATGTTATGAAGTGTTCGGATTTCATAGGTACGTTGTTTTTGGCTCGCGATGTCACGCATAGCGTTCATTTGAACACCCGCAGTTATTCTAAACATAAAACATTACAAAAGTTTTATGAAAACATTATTGGTTTAGCTGATGCGTATGCTGAGGCTTATCAGGGCAGACATGGTTTAATAGGCCCTATTGCGCTTAATTCAGCTAAAAAAACAACTAATGTAGTTGAGTTTTTAGAA